CAACAAACTCAAGATATTGTTTCATTAAGTTTTGATTCATACCAATAAGTGAAACTGGTAATGATTCTGTGATAAATTCTTTTTCAATCTCAAGTGCTGACAATAAAATTTCTTTAATTCTCTTTTCACTTGGTTTATCTTCAACGTGATTATTTAACAAATGAATTGCAAAATCACAATGTAAGTTTTCATCTTTAAAGATTAAAGAATTTGCATTACACAATCCTTGCATAATTCCGCGAGACTTTAACCAAAAGATTGAACAGAATGAACCTGAAAAGAAGATACCTTCAACTGCCGCAAATGCTACCAATCTCTCTTGAAACGATGCATTTTCAATCCAATCCAAAGCCCATTTAGCTTTCTTTTGAACCGCTGGTAGATTATCCAATGCCGTAAAACACTTTTGTTTTTCTTCCTCATTTGACACATAAGTATCAATAAGAAGTGAATACATTAATGAATGAATGTTTTCCATTGCAAGTTGTATTCCATAAAAGAATTTTGCTTCAGGATATTGAACTTCACGATAAAAGTTTTCTGCCAAATTCTCATTGACAATGCCATCTGATGCCGCAAAAAATGATAGAATATTTTTAACAAAATATTGTTCATTTTCTGATAAATTTTCCCAATCTCTAATGTCACCACTTAAATCAATTTCTTCAGCTGTCCAAAATGCTGCTTGATGCATTTTATAATATTCCCATATATCATTATGTTCTATCGGGAAAATTACAAATCTATTCGGGTTTTCTACTAATATTTTTTCCATATGTTTTTTAATTAAATCTGTTTTAATAATTATGCTTGTTGTTGTTTTCTTTTCTCCATAATTTCTTTAATTCTATTTCTATTTTTTTCTTCTTTCTGTTCCTCAAGTCCCAAGAATGTTGTAGTACTTTCTGTATCAATTTCTAACATCTCATTGTTAAATTTACAATTTTCAAATACAACTCCATCTTTACCAATTCTTGATTTTGTAATCGCAATTGTTGCAAGATTTAATTCTTTTTGTTGTAATGACTTAGCAACAGTAATAATCACGTGACCTACCTGAGCCTTCTTAATTGACCCACCCATTTGGTCCGTAGTCACAACATCAGATGAAATAGAGCTTCTATTACCTTGTGTCGCAGTCCAACCAACAATATCCAATTCGTGACACATTGATTCAAATGCTCTCATCACCGAACCTTCAGATTTCCATTCGTCTTCCAAAGCTCTTTCAGGTGTTACACAATCAATATAATCCAAAATGACCATATCAACGTTAGTACCATCAGCAATCAGTTTACGAATTTGATTTTTAATCTGATTCATAGTTAATGTATCTGAAGGTAACTTCTTCATAATTAACTTATTAGTCATTGTATCTTTAATCTCGGCAACTTTTGCCAATACTTTATCTTTATGATTTCCAAGGTCATCTGGTGGAATACCTGTCCAACATGTAAAATGTTTTCTTTGGATGATTTTATAGTTATCTTCAAAAAAGATTTGTAATACATTGAATCCCAAATTAAATGCGTTATTTGCAATCTTAGTAGTTAGTGTTGATTTACCAACACCCGTAGGGGCTAATATAACACCAATCTCACCTTTTGCCAACCCACCTTTAAGTAAGTTGTCAATACCGGGTATTCCCATAGGGATTGGGTGTCGATAATCTTCTGATAAAACATCATCTAAATTTTCAAAAACATCACCAGTACCTCTATCTACGTTACCCACTTGTAACGCCTCTCGAACCATTTCTTCAAGAGTATCATAATTTTCAAACTCTCCGTGGTCAATGATTTTTTTAGCCTTATCCATCACTTTTTGAAGTTCTTGTTGTTTACAGAACTTCAAGGCTTTTTCTTGAACAAATTGAACGCCACTTTCTTCAACATTTTGAATGTCAGAAATAGTATCAAGAGTTATCTTTAACAATAACTCTTGAGAAATTTCACTTTTAGCAACTTGGGTTAAAGTATCAAAACTTGGGGTATGTTCAAACTTTTGATAATACTCTTTAACCATTTGTACTATTAATTTAAAGTATTTATTTTCAAAATAATTTGACTCTAAAACCTCAATGATGGAATGGGCAAAATCTTTGTCTACGACTATCTGATTCAATAATTGTAACTGAAACGTTTGTCCTAAATAATCAAAATTTTTGTCCGCCATAATATATTCCTTTTTTTAATTAAATATCTTTAAACCAAAGAGTAACCCATGTAATGTTGTGTTAAATTTTTTGTAGACAACACTTCAGTTAATCCAAAAAGAATGTTTTTTAAGTATGGTCTAACATCAACAGTATATCTAATTTTTGGTGGATATAGTTTAGCATCAAAACTATAATGACACAAAAGGTTATCCCCATTTTTAATGTATACGTTAATGTATTCAGGGCCATCGGTAAATGAAGTATTTAAAATCTCAGGGTCTTCTGTGATTTGATATTGATTATCCAACATGTATGATACGGTCTTCATTTTGAAGTCATACTTTAGGTCTTCAACAAAATTCATCATTAAATCAGTAAGTTCAACTGAACGATGTGCCTTTGGGTTATACCCTTTAACGTTAAAAAATCTTTGAACAATAAAATTGTTGTTCACTGTCATTAGAAACTCCAGTTTCGTAATGTCTTGGTTTTCTTTCATATAATTTATTTTTTGTTTGGTTTTTTTTCTTTTCTTGTTAGTTTCATAAATGGTTTTAAAAAATACGTCCACGAATCATCTCCTTTGGGCAGGTATTTAAATATTCCATCCTCAACCATGTATTTAATAATGTTTTTGTAACTTCTACCTTCTTGTTCTAAAGTTTCATCGACAATTTGTTTGATTTCTTCTTTATCTTGTTCTTTTAATAACGGGTTATCTAAATCAATAATCTGTTCATTAACAACATAATATTCGTTTTCAAATATACCTGATTTGGTCTTACCTGTTAAAAGATTTTTTAAAGTTTGATTGTCTTTGTTCTCTTTTAATAAATTTTCAGCTCTTGTTAAAATATCGTTATGAGATATTTCTTTTTCAAGTATCTCAGGAAAAAATTTAACTAATGTTTTTTCACCCAAAAGATAGATACCCTCAATATTATCTGATTTATCACCAGTCATTATTTTTAATGTTTTAACATTATAATGTGGAAACTCAAAGTCATCAAATTTAATCTTATCCCCGTGTTTAAACGTAGATTTAAGGGATGGTGAGTATATGGACACTTTTTCAGAAATAAGTTGGGTTAAATCCCTATCTGATGAGAAAATTAATTTGTTTTCATTTTCAGATACTTGACAATAATACGCAATTAAATCATCAGCTTCTCTACCGCTTATCTCAAGTTGTCTAATATAGACCTCTTCAAGATATTGTTTAATACGATTTTTTTGCTTTAGGTAGGACATAAAGATTGCGTCCTCCATAGTCAATCTACGATTTTGTTTGTATTTAGGGTAAAGAATTCCACGTAAACTTGTGGAATCTTCACCATCCCAAAATACTACTACCTTGTCAAAGTTTTGCTCATCAATGAATTTACGGAGAGTATTCATAAAATGAAACAACGCTCCAATGTGTTCACCATTATGAAAGTAATCTTTCACACCATGAAACCCAATCTTCATCAGATTATTTCCGTCAACAAGTAGTGTTTTTTTCACGAACTAAAATTAAAATTGTTCGTTTGTAAAAGTTTCTTCAGTCTCGTCAAGAGTTATTTCACCTGTCCCTGTAAGGATTGCATTCCAATATTGTGAATACTCTTTTTTGTATGTTTCAAGAGCATCTTTATCGTCTGCGATATACCCTTGAGCAGTTGCGATAATCTTACCATCTTTATATCCTAATCCATTGATATGGTTCTTTAGGACAGATATCTTGGTTCGGATAGCATAAGATACCGTTCTACCATTTTTAGTTGCCGTAATGTGATTAATACCCGCATTTTTCTGATTACCAAACAAGAATACAAGAGCCGATGCTAACCAAAGAGCTTCACCACCTTTTGCTTTAATTGT